TCATGTTGAAATGTTCGGTATTGCAAATGCTGAACAAAGAAAACAATTGATGCGCAAAGCGAAGTGTTTAATCGGATTAACTCACTATGTTGAGCCGTTCGGTAACATGGTCATCGAAGCAAATCTATCTGGCACACCATCAATCACAACTGATTGGGGCGGGTTTACTGAAACTGTTCTCGAGGGGAAAACAGGATATCGAGTGAGAGACTTCAAATCATTATTGACTGCTATGGATTCTATAGATAAGATAGACTCGTGTGATTGTCGATCATGGGGATTAAATTTCTCTGACGAAGTTGTTCACATGAAACATAAGCAATATTTGGATAAAGTAATCAAGAATCAATTTTATGAATAAGGTAGTAGTTGTTGGATCATCAATAAACCCAAGACAAGGTCGTTTCACATATAGTGAAACTCGATCTAAATTCGACGCAGACGAAAGATTTAGACAAACAATATTCACTGTCAATTCTTTGCAAAACGCATTACCTGATGCTAAGATAATTATCGTGGATTCTTCGGACGATGTGAGAGATTATAGACTCAATTTATCATACCACACAAATGTGCAATTTGTACAATTAAAAGAGATTTCTCCAGAGGCTCATGAGATTGTAAACACACATCCAAATAAGAGTCTATGCGAATCTTTGTTATTGAACACATTTTACAAATATCACAAATCTAATCTATTAAGATATGATTTTATTCTGAAAGCAACTGGTCGATATTTTTATTACAATTTAAAAGACGACCTCTTCTCAGAAGAAAATCAAGACAAGATCTTCTTTAAGAAGCCTCTTTCTTTTGAGTGGAATGACTCTTGGAGATATGATTTTGTTGATAGAAGATCACACCAAAACAATAATCGATTGCATCAGTATTGCACAGTTCTCTATGGCTTTGGGTCAAGCCAATTAAATGCAATGATGGACATTAATGAAGCAACGATTCATCTTCTTGATCAGCCTTCGATGAATCATTATGACATTGAAACATTGTCATATTATTTTACAAGACAGCACGAATCAACAGTTGTTGAGACAGATTGGATTGTTTCGGGTTGGGATGGCACTTCTGGCAGATACATGTATTATTAAGGTGACAAATGCAAACTAATTTAATTATTACAGATGATTTCTATCAAAATCCTGATGAGGTTCGAGCATTTGCTCTAGCACAACCATTCGAAGTTTCAGGTAATTATCCTGGATTCAGAACAAAGCCATGGCTTCCTGACGATTTAAAAGAATCGATGCAATGGATTATTCAAAATGCTGGTGGTAAGATTACTCATTGGTTCGAAGACTCTGGATATACTGGCGCATTTCAAATTTGTACTGCGAAAGATCGCACTTGGATTCATGCCGATAGTTTCAATACATGGGCGGCAGTTTGTTATCTAACTCCAGATGCTCCGCTTTCTTCAGGAACTGCTTTGTATCGTTATAAAGAAACAAAAGAGCATTTTAGAACAGATAACCAAGCACCCCATCTAGACGGATATGATTATACCAAGTGGGAGCAAACTGATTATGTTGCGAACAAGTACAATCGTATTGTGATGTATCGCGGCAATATGTACCACGCCTCACTAGATTATTTCGGCGATAGTCTAGAAAACGGCAGATTGTTCCAAACATTCTTTTTCAATACAGAATACTAATGAAAATTCTCCATGTAATCTTTTCATGTAACAGATTAAAGTATCTGTGTCCGACTTTAAATTCGCTCAAGAATCTAGATTATGGCGACCATCAGATTGATAGATTAATCGTGGATGATTATCCAAGAACTAGGAATGATTCTATATTTGATCTGTTGTGTAAGACACATAATTTTAATTGTCTATTGCAACAAAATAATCTTGGACTATCAGTCACATGGACTAACTTCTTCAATTCCTTAAAAAATTCAGATTATGATTATATTCTCCATCAAGAGGACGATGTAATCTTAAAACGACCAATTAGAGTCGATGATATGATCAATTGTTTAGAGTCTGACTCTAAAATGGCGTCAGTTGTATTGCAACGCCAGCCATGGTATTTCCACGAACAAGAAACTAAAATTGAAGAAGGTGATATACCGTTCGGCAACTACTGGTACTCTAAAAATACCAAGACGTTCCCAATCATTTTCTCTCTTTATCGCTGTTCTATCATAAAGGAATATGCTTTCACAGATTATTGGAATTTTAATCTGAATGAAGGTATGATTATGGTTTATCTTGATCATTTCTACAAAATGTATTCAGGAACTCTGAAGGGTCCAAACGGTGAAAATCTGATTGAGCATATCGGTGAAGAAACTACGGGCAGAAGAATTCTTCCTGGAGAGCCTCGATGGGAGCAGTTTGCGCATATGCATCCAGACCGAGTTTACAACTCTCGAGACGGTAGTCTTATCGAATAACTAAATATAGAACTACACGAGAGGTTCTAAATGGCGAAACCTACAAATAAAACAGAATTAAAAGATTTCTGCTTACGCAATCTTGGTTTTCCTGTAATTGACATCAACATTGATGACGATCAATTGGACGATCGCATCGACGATGCGTTGCAGATGTTTCAAAATTACCATTTTGATGGAACAGAGCGAGTTTACCTTGCTCATAGAGTCACAAACGCCGATATCTTAAACAAATATGTTCGTCTCTGCGATAATATTATCGGAGTTTCCAGAGTATTTCCAATGACTGGTGATACAGTCAGCTCTACAAGCACTTCTGGTTTTAACATTTTCGATATTAATTACCAGTTACGCTTAAATGACTTTTACAATCTAACATCGTCATCTTACACCTATTATGTAATCGCTCGTGAACATCTATCAATGCTTGATATGATCATTACAGGCGAAACTCCTTATTCTTATAATAAGAAAACAAATAGATTATACTTGTGGCAAGATTGGGATGGTAAACTAAACGCAAACGATTATATCATGTTCGAAGCGCATCGAGTTGTCGACGAAGAAACTTTCGAAAGAGTCTTCAACGATGCATGGGTAAAAGAATATACCACACAATTGTTTAAAAGACAATGGGGTTCGAACCTGAAAAAATATGGAAACTATACTCTTCCAGGTGGATTGACCGTAAATGGGCAACAAATATTCGATGAAGCTGTTGCTGAAATCAAAGAACTTGAGGGAAAACTTCGCGACGTTTACGAAGAACCAGCAGGAATGATGGTAGGCTAAAATGGCAACTAGTGTTTACTTTAATAATCAAGGCGCGACACGCGAGCAGTTTCTTGTCGAAGATTTGATTATTGAATCAATCAAGAATCACGGCATTGACATTTACTATATTCCAAGAGATTCTCAATCATCAATTGATGAGTTGTTTGGTGACGATCCTGTAAAGTCATTTACTCGAGCATATAAGATTGATATGTATCTCGAAACTTTTAATGATTTTACTGGTAATTCTGAATTTTTTTCAAAGTTCGGTCTTGAAATTCAAAAAGACGCAAAGGTCTGTGTTGCTCGTCGCACATTTGAGAAGTATGTTAAGGGAGAAAGAAATCTTCCAAAAGAAGGTGACTTAATTTATCTTCCAGTACAACAAAAACTTTTAGAAATTAGACTTGTTGAAGAAGAAAAGAACTTCTTCCAAGCAGGAAAGAAAGCACCATATATGTATGGATTGTCAATCGAGACATTTAAATATAATGGTGAACTAATTGCAACTGGTGTTAGTGAAATTGATGATTTGGCAATTAAACAAGCTGTTTCAATTGATTATATCTTAACTGCTGGTGGAACTGGAACATTCACGCAACATGAAATTGTTTATCAAGGAACAACACTTGCAAATTCAACAGCAAGAGGATATGTTTCTTCGTGGAATAAACCAGAAAGAATTTTACGCTTGCGAAATGTTCGTGGAGAATTTAGTGCAGGATCAAGCATAAAGGGCAATACCAGCAATGCAATTTGGAGTCTAACCAGTTCAAATATTCAAGATGATGCTGCATCAGATTATGATGATAACTTTAGAATTGAAACAGAAGCTGATAATATTCTAGACTTTAGCGAAACAAACCCATTCGGTGAGCCATAATGCTGTCATCTAGACATTTTTATCATAGAATTATTCGTAAGATCGTTGTTGGCTTTGGCACAATGTTCAATGATCTCAAGTTGTACAGATATACAAAAGATGGGCAAACTGAGATTGAGCGAATCACAGTTCCATTATCTTATGCTAACAAAGAAAAGTTTTATGTGCGTATAACTCAAGATCCTGGATTGGATCGTTCTATGCGGGTTCAATTGCCACGCATGTCATTTGAAATGACTGCTATCAACTATGATCCGTTGCGTAAAATTACTAATTTTAATCCGCAATTTTCTCCTGGAAAAGATGGCAACAGTATAACAACAATCACATCAACTCCATACAACTTCTCATTTGATCTTGTATTGTATGTGCGTAACGTTGAAGATGGCACTCAACTTGTTGAGCAAATTCTACCATACTTTGCGCCAGATCATACAATCTCAATGAATCTGACTGGCATTCAGGGTGACAAAGTTGATGTTCCAATCGTATTAGAAGGATTGTCATACGATGTTGCTGCAACAGGTTCTCCTGAAGAAACACGAGTGATGACATGGACTCTAACATTTACAGTTCAGGGATGGCTCTATGGATTCATCAATGATTCTGTTAAGGTTATTCGTAAGTCTGTTGCAAACACATTTGACAGCGAAGTTCTACAAAGTGGTGCAAAGGTTCTGAATTTAACATCGGGATTTGGAGACTACAAAGTTGGCGAGCTTGTTTATGTTGGTAGAAATTTAAGTTCTGCAAATGCAAGTGGATTTGTTTCCTCTTGGAACAATGTCGCAAATCAAATCTATGTTACAGATATTTCTGGCACATTTACAACAAACAATAAACTGGTCGGTGCAGTATCAAATTCATCATTTACGATACAATCATTTGATTCAGTAATTGATAATCAATTGGTCAATTTAAATATTCTTCCATCACCTATTACTGCAAATGCTAATACTGCATTTGGTTTTGATGAGCAAATAGAGATATTCCCAAATATAACATGAGTAAAGTTGACGAAAATCTATCTAACATCTTGAACACAGATTATATTCCTGCTGTGAGAGATGATGATAAGCCAATCACCATTCATCAAGATAATGGTGAAAATCCTGATGCAGAGTACTCGCGTTCAAATTATTATAATTTGATTGAAAAGGGTAACGAAGCTCTTGAAGGTATACTAGAAGTTGCTAAAGAATCGCAGCACCCAAGAGCATATGAAGTTGCTGCAAATATGATTAAGAATCTCTCTGATGTCACAGAGAAACTTATGATTCTTCAAAAACAACAACAAGAATTAAGACCAAAAGACGAGTTGACAGGACCAACTAATATTAATGTCGACAAAGCAGTATTTGTAGGAAGCACTGCTGAGTTGTTGAGACAATTAAAAAATGAATCAAATAGCGGCTAAACTAAAGCATTATCTTGGCAACCCCAAGCTGAAGCGAGTTAACATGGCGATGAATCTCACGGAAGAACAAGTCCGTGAGTATGTTAAATGCGCACAGAGCCCAGAATATTTTATTGAAAACTATGTCAAGATCATCACTCTTGATAAAGGATTTGTTCAGATTGAACTCTATCCATTTCAAAAAGATGTTGTCAACGATATTAATAATAATCGTCGCGTTATCGTAAAAGCTGGTCGTCAGGTTGGTAAGACCACAATCATTGTTGGTTATATTCTTTGGTATATTCTTTTCAATCAAGACAAAACAGTCGCGATTCTTGCAAACAAAGCCAGTACATCAAGAGAAATTCTTGCTCGTATTAAACTAGCATATGAAGCATTGCCAATGTGGATTCAGCAGGGCGTTAAAGTTTGGAACAAAGGCGACATTGAATTAGAAAACGGATGCCGTGTGCTCGCTAACTCCACTGCATCAAGTGCGATCCGTGGTTTCTCTATCTCTCTTCTATATCTCGACGAGTTTGCATTCGTGCCCACAAACATCGCCGAAGAATTTTTCACATCAGTTTATCCTACGATTTCTTCTGGTACAACTTCGAAGATTTTAATTTCTTCAACGCCAAACGGTATGAATCACTTTTATAGAATGTGGACTGAAGCGACAGAGAATCAAAACGGATTTAAATTCGTTGAGGCTAATTGGCGTCAGGTTCCTGGTCGTGATCAGAAATGGGCTGATGAACAGCGTCGAGTTCTTGGAGATGAGAAGTTCTTACAGGAAATGGAATGCGAGTTCATGGGATCTGCTGGAACGCTGCTTTCAGCGCCTGCATTAAAGTCTCTCGCCTTTGTCACACCAATTCATTTATCAGAAAATGGAATTAAGATATACAAGGCTCCAGAGAAAAACCGAAACTATGTGATAGTTGCAGATACTTCCAGAGGAAAGGGTCTCGACTATTCAGCATTTAGTGTTATCGATGTAACCGAATTACCCTACCGACAAGTTTGTACCTATAAAGATAACAATATCAGCCCTCTTGTATATCCATCAGTTATCAAACGAATTGGCGATTACTATAATCAGGCATATGTCCTTGTAGAAATTAACGATAACGGTCAGCAAATTGTCGATTCTCTTTTCGAAGATTACGAATACGAAAATATTCTTTCCACAGTCGATATTAAAGGTAAAGTTTCAATCACTTGGGGTTATGGGAATAAGTCTTATAGGGGGATTCGAACCACCAAGTCCGTGAAAAGGCTCGGGTGCTCCCTCATGAAGAATCTAATCGAAGGTCAAAAATTGATTATCCAAGATTTTGATACAATTTCAGAACTTTCGACCTTTGTCGCCAAAGGAACTAGTTATGAATCCGAAGAAGGATCACACGACGACCTCGTTATGACTCTTGTTCTATTCTCTTGGATGACAAATCAACAATTTTTTGCGGATCTTACCAATACTGACGTTCGAGCAAAACTCCACGAAGAACAAATGAAACAGATCGAAGAAGAGCAGCTTCCCAGTTTCCTTGCTGGACACGAAGAA